AATCCATCATGGTTAGGTAAAGATTCTAAACACCATGTAGGTTGGAGAACTCGTCCAGATAACCTCTATGCTATGGGTCCTTTAGACAACTTAGTAGGTATGCAATACCGAATTGACCATCTAGAGAACTTAAAAGCTGATGCTCTTGATTTAACTATCCATCCACCTCTTAAGATTAAAGGTGATGTAGAACCATTTATGTGGGGTCCAGAGTCAACTATTCACATTCCTGAAGATGGTGATGTCGTTGCTATGCCTCCTAACCAAGCTGCTTTCCAAGTTAATAATGAGATTGGTGTTATTATTCAACTTATGGAAGAGATGGCTGGTGCACCTAAAGAAGCTATGGGATTCCGTAGTCCAGGTGAGAAAACTGCTTTTGAAGTACAGCAACTGCAAAATGCTGCAAGTCGCATCTTCCAACATAAGATTAACAAATTTGAGATTGAATTCCTAGAACCAATCATCAATACTATGTTAGAAGTATCTAAACGATATATGGATATTGCAGAAGTTGCTAGGGTAATGGATGATGATCTTGGCGTAGCTGACTTCATTTCTATTACGAAAGAAGATATAACAGCTAAAGGTAAACTTCGTCCTATCGGAGCTCGCCATTATGCTGCTAGAGCACAGCTCATTCAAAATATGCTAGGTGTCTTTAATAGTCCTATGGGTCAAATGATAGCTCCACATCTCTCTTCTAAACGCTTAGCGTCTATGATTGAAGAGTATATGGGCTTTGAACAATATGAGTTTATTAAAGATAATGCTGCAATCTTTGAACAAGCCGAGACTCAAAAACTTGTAAATCAAGTTCAGCAGTCAATGCAAACTGAACAAGCCACACCTGGATTAGAGGAACAAATGCTCATGCAGCAAGAAGAAGCCCTTAATCCTAATGCTGGATTGATGTAAGTTTAACTTGACTTTTTAGTAAAATTATGGTATAATTATTATATGGATTTAAAATCTGAATCAGCTAGAGAGCTTAGCAAAAGAGAAGTCTTTTTAGAACTTAGAAAGTATATCCAAGAACAGATTGATCTGTCAAGACGTAAGAGCATGGAAGAGGATAATTTCTCTTTTCCTGCTTGGTCTGAACATCAAGCGTACCAATTAGGCTTCCAAAAAGCCTTTCTTAAACTATATAATCTTATTCCTGACCAAGGAGAAATAAACGATGGAAGAAACACAAGTAACGAATAACGAACCAAGTACCAACGAGGTTCAAACACAAGATAGCCAAAAACCACAGTTTCAGATTCCGACAGAAGCTGTAGACTTTGTAGGTGATGGCAAGAAGTATAATTCTGTAGAAGATGCGTTAAAATCAGTTCCTCATGCTCAGAAGCATATTCAAACTTTAGAGTCTGAATTAGCTACTTTAAAAGAAGAACTTACTAAACGTAAAACTGCAGAAGAACTTTTAGATGAATTGAAGTCTGGCATCCAACAACCTGAGAATACCACTCAATCTGTTGGCATTGATCAAGATAAAATTACTGAGTTATTAAATCAAACTCTTGAAAACAGAGAAAGACAAACAAAGGCGAAAGCTAATGCTGACTCTGTAGCTCGTAAATTTGTAGAAAAATATGGCGATAAAGCTGAAGAAGTCTACAATAGAGTTGCTCAAGAAAGCGGTTTAAACGCTCAACAATTAAATAGCTTGGCAGCTAGTTCTCCAAATATTGTATTAAAGCTTTCAGGATTAGAAGGTGTATCTACTCCAGTAGGTAAACCAACTAGTACAGTAAACACAGAAGCTCTTATGGGTAAAGCAGATACTTCTACTTTATCAGCTAGAGTTAAACCTGGTGCTACTACGAAGGATTTAATCAGTGCTTGGAAGATTGCTGGTGAAAAAGTTAAATCTCAACTAAAATAAAAAGGAACTATTATGTCACAATTAACAAGTAATACTACTGCCTTTATTGAGGCACAACAGTATTCTCAGTTCATTCTTGACAATATACATGACTACCTCTTGCCAGAAGGTTTATACAGAGATGTATCAGACTTCGGTTCAGGCACTACTTTGAACATCAAGACTGTTGGTACTGTAACATTACAAGACGCAGCTGAAGATACACCATTAAACTTCAATCCAATTGACACAGGTAACATCACACTTTCTATCACTGACTACGTTGGTGACGCTTGGAAAGTATCTGATGAGCTTCGTGAAGATGGTTCACAAGTTGACGCTTTAATGTCAATGCGTGCTATGGAATCTACTCGTGCTCTTGGTGAAAACCATGAATCACGTTTCTTAAACGTAGCTGGTACAGCTCAAACTAATGCTAACATAAACTTAGTTAATGGTCGTCCACATCGTTGGGTAGCTGGTGGTGCAGGTGCTTCTTCACGAGTTATGACTTTATCTGACTTTATTGGTATGAAATTAGCATTTGACAAAGCTGGTGTTCCTGCAGCTGGTCGTATCGCTATTGTTGATCCAATCGTTGAAGCAACATTAAACAGCATCCAAAACTTAGTCAATGTATCTAACAACCCAATGTTCGAAGGTATCGTAACTTCTGGTTTTGCAAAAGACCACAAGTTCGTTAAGAACATCTTTGGTTTTGATATCTGGACTTCTAACTACCTACCAGTGAAGACAGCTACTGAAGCTCTTAATGCTTCTTCATACGGTCTAGCTAATGACACTGCTGAAATTGGTGACGTTGCTAACATTTTCATGTCAGTTGCAGACGATAGCGTTAAACCTATCATGCACGCATGGAGACGTGCTCCTAAAACTGAAGGTTGGAGATCAGAAGAAGAACGTGCTGATAAGTATCAAGTTACTTCAAGATTCGGTTTCGGTGCCCAACGTGTTGACTCACTTGGCGTTATTTTAACAAGTGGTTCTACATACTAAGGAGAAATAATATGACATTCGAAATTGATGCAAAACGTGGCGTTGCAAACCACTACGGTGTAAGAACTACCAACGGTAAGTTCGGAGCTGAGGCTTGTGATGAATTAGTTAAATGGGCAGTGTGGGATTTCAAATACAATGATCTTCCTGCAGCTGGTACAAATAACTTACAATTCTCAATCCCAGCTAACGCAACTATTATCTCTGCTGAGTTAATCGTTGATACAGCTTTCACTTCAACTTCAACAACAACTGATTTAACTATTGGTTTAGCTACATCAGCTGGTGTAGAAATTGATCTTGACGGCTTAATCACAGCAGCTAATGCTACTCAAACAACAATCGCAGTTGCAAACAGTGTTATCACTGGTTCAGGTGCTTTAGTTGGTAAAGGCATTGGTTCTGCTGCTGGTGAACTAGTTGTAACTCCAACTGTAGATGACTTAACAGCAGGTGCAGGTCGAGTTGTTGTGAAATTCGTTTACAACAAGTAGTAAATCTTGGAAGGGCTCTTACGATGGTAGGAGCCTCTCCATTCTTATAAAGGAATTCTAAATTGACAATACAACATAAACTTATTACTGATCCTGATCTTCATGAACCTAAAGGAGTAGCGGCAGCCGTTACAGGTAAGGTTTATGTTTCTGATGGTACTGGCTCTGGTGACTGGGAATATCCTCCAGGTAAAGCCCATGCCGAAATCTATATTGATGCTGGTGCTACAACTCAAACGCTTTCTGGTTCTTCTGCTTATGCTAAACTTAATCCAGGAACAGAATGGACAGCAGGAGTTACTAATGTTTTAACAGTAACTGCAGGTTCTGGAACTATTACATTATCTGAAGCTGGAAATTACATGATTAATTTCTGGTGTTTATTTTCAACAGCATCTCTATCCTCAGGAACTAATTATAACTTTAAATATAATCTTGATGGAACTAATAGTAATAGAACTATAACAGTTCAAAAATTTACTAATGGTTCTGATAAATTACATGTTTCAGCTCTTGGTTTAGTCACTGTTACAGCAGGACAAGTCCTATCAATCCATGTAGCTGGAGATGGTACTTCATCAGGTACTAATATCACAGTACTTGAAGCTGGACTAACAGCAGTCAAACTATAGGAAACAATCATGGCTAAAATGACACTACTCGAAATGGTTCAAGATATCTTATCTGATATGGACTCAGATGAGGTCAATTCTATCAATGATAGCACAGAATCACTTCAAGTAGCACAAATTATTAAGTCAACCTACTACAATATTGTAGATGGTAAAGACTATCCATTCTTTAAAGAGTTATTCCAATTAGATACAAGTGGTACATCAGCTAGACCTACCCACATGAAAATACCTGAAACAATCATTGATCTTGAATGGATTAAATATGATTGTAAGAAATCAGGTGAAACTCGTACTAGATATACAAAGATTGAATATAAGACTCCAGAAGAGTTTCTTGAAATTGTAGATAAAAGAATAAGTACAGCTACAAATATTAAAGTTGTAACTGATTCTACTGGTATTAAACTTAGTATCTATAAAGACAAAGCTCCTACATATTTCACATCTTTTGATGATGAATACCTAGTATTTGATGCTTATGACTCTACTGTAGAGACTAATCTACAAAACTCTAAGACACAATGCCACGGTAAACGTTCAGTAGCATTTACTTTATCTGACTCATTTACTCCAGATATGCCAGTGCAAATGTTTAGTTATCTTCTAAATGATGCTAAATCAGCTTGCTTTGTAACTCTAAAACAAATGGCTAATCCAAAAGTAGAACAACAAGCAGTGTCTCAAAAGAGAAGAATGAGTCAAGAAGCTTGGAGAATTTCTAATGGTATCTCTTATCCTAACTATGGAAGGAAACAAAATGCTAACAAGTAATACTCCAGCATTTATTAATGCACAACAATATGGTAAGAAATCTAAAAAGAAAGTAACTACTAAAAAAGTTAAAAAAACATCTAAAAAGTTAGGAAAATAATATGGCTAAAAAGAAAACATATATGGAAGATATGGGAGAAGTTCCTATGTCTGAGATTCAAAGAGTTATGGACATGCAACAAAGTTCATTAATTAAAAAAGCTATTGAGCAAGGTATATTTACTTCACCAGCAGATGCTGCTAAAAACTCTATGACTATCACTGAAAAGATGCTTCAGGATGAATTAAAACGTAGAGAGCAACTTAAAAGAAAATAATGGCTGGTCCTTATTCTAAATTAAAAAGAGCACAAGAACCTAACTATGGTTCTCGTTTAGATAATACTCCTAAAGAACGTGGATTCTTAGGAGAAGTTCGTTTACCTAATAACAGAGATGTAATGACTGAAGTATCTGTAGGTATGCCAGGAACTAAAGAAACTTATAGACCTGCATTAACCAAAGGTATTCATCCAGCTGATCTTAATTATATTAGAGAAACAGGTAAAGTGCCAGAAGATGTTTATGCAACTTCACAAAGAAGTGCAGATAAGCGTATAGCAGAAGGTAAGTCTCCATTTTGGAATAAACTTCAAGATGAGTCTGCTCAAACAACAGAAGCTATGCGTCAAGATGAACTTAAAAGAAGAGAACTACTTAAAGGAAAATAATGAGAGTATTAAAAAGTTATCAAACAGCTGGTGGAAAAGAAATACAAGTATTCATTGATCCAAAGACAGCACACTGCAAGATTCAGTTTGTTCCTGGTGGTGAACTACCACAAGAATTAGCTGGTCTTTATACATCTGCTGCTATGGCAGATATTGCTGTTAATGCCTATCTTTTAAGATCTGCAGATACGAAAGCTAAAAAAGAAGAAAAAGTAGCCTTTATACCTAAGGAAGACTAATGGCAGCCGTAACTGAGAAGGTCTATAGATCATTTATAAAGGGTCTAATTACTGAGGCTAATCCTCTAACATTCCCTGAAAATGCTTCTATTGATGAAAACAATTTTGTACTGAATAGAGATGGTTCTAGATCAAGACGACTTGGTATTGATTATGAAGATAACTATGCTCTAACAGCTACAGGATTTACTGCTGCTCAGTTAGCCACAGGTAAGCAATCTTTTCACAGATGGGATACACCAAGTGGAAATACTACTGTATCTATTGGTGTTGTTCGTATTAATGATAAACTTTGGTTCTTAGATCTTCTTAAGAATACTCCTAGTGCGAATCTACTTAATGGTGGAAATTCTATTACTTTAGCTGGATTAAGTAATGCTGATATTGAAACCACTGTTATTAACAATAGATTCATTATTGTATCTAAAGAATTATCAAAACCTGTTGTTTTAAGTTATAATAGCACAACTAATACTGTTTCTCAAACAACAATTACAATTAGTGTAAGAGATATCTGGGGTATTGATGATGGTCTTTCTATTGACAATAGACCAGCTAATTTAAGTAATACTCACAAATATAATTTAAGAAATCAAGGTTGGAATCCAACCATTTCTACTGTATCTGGTGCAGATGCAATTGATTATACCAAAACTATTCTAGGATCTTTTCCAAGTAATGCTGACGTTTGGACTTTAGGTAAAATTAGTAATCCAGGTTCTGGTGATTATGAGAAGTATGATCCTAACGTTCTTAAGAAAAACTCTACATCTAACTATCAAGTAGCTCGTGGTAGTTATATTATTGATGCGTTTACCAGAGGAACAGATAGAACTTCTGTATCAGGTATCTCTAGTTTACCACTAGACCAAGAAACTAACTCTATTACCACAGTAGCATCTTATGCTCAACGCTTATTTTATTCTGGTATAAACTCAATTGTTTCAGGTGGAGATTCAAGATCACCTAATTACAGTGGATATATTTTCTTTACTCAAGTTATTCAAAGTCAAGATCAATTAGGTAAATGTCACCAAGTAGCTGACCCAACTGATCCTTCTATTAATGATTTAGTAGCTTCTGATGGTGGATCTATTCAGATTCCTGATGCAACTCAGATTATTAAAGTTGTATCTTCTCAATCATCTTTACTAGTATTTGCTGAAAATGGTGTATGGGAAGTATATGGTGATACTGGTGGCTTTATTGCAACATCATTCCAAGTATCTAAGGTCTCACCTAATGGTGTATCTAATCCTAGATCAATTGTAAACGTAGGTGGAAACTTTGTATACTGGTCTAAAGCTGGTATTTATTTATTAAGTCCAGATGCAGGATCAGGTCGTTTTTCTGCTCAGTCTATCTCATTAACTTCAATTCAAAGTCTTTACCTTAACATTCCAGATTTAGGTAAAAACAATTGCCGTGGTTTCTATGATGAGAAAGAAAACAGAGTTCGTTGGATGTATAATGACTCTCCTAGTTATTCCACTGACAATTATATTAATAGATACACTAAAGAATTAGTACTTGACTTAACTCTTCAAGCATGGTATACTAATACAATATCATCGTTAGCAAGTAATTCTCCAGCAATAACTGATTATATTGAAGTACCAGGATATGCTGTTTCTACGTCTGATAGTACTGTAGAGGTAGGACCTGACGATGTTATTGTTACT